TTCGTGGTACTTCCAACGGGAGCAACTTTCCCAGCGTAAGTTTAATCACATAGATTAATAAATGAAAAACCCCTCTTTTTTGAGGGGTTTTTTGTTGCCCGATATATTTATATATGAAGAAACTATAAAACTTCTAAAAAACTATGAAAAATGATTATAATGATTTTTTAGAATTTTGATATTTATAGTTGAAGAATTAAACTTATTGGAGATTAAAGATGCCAGAACTATTAGATCCTTCAGAAATAATGTTCACACCGTTTGAACCGAAAACGAAAAACCGGTACATCATGTACATTGAAGGGATACCAGCTTATCTTATAAAAACAGCTAACAGACCTTCAATAGCATTTGAAACTATTGAACTTGACCACATTAATGTTAAACGATATGTTAAAGGTAAGGGTTCTTGGGAAGAATTAGAAATTACTTTATATGATCCCGTTGTTCCATCCGCCGCACAGGCAGTTATGGAATGGGTAAGGTTAGGTCATGAATCTGTTACAGGCCGGGATGGTTATACAGACTTCTATAAGAAGGATGTAACTATCAATGTTTTGGGACCCGTTGGTGATAAAGTAGAAGAGTGGACATTAAAGGGAACTTGGATTGTAAACGCGAATTTTAACGATTTGGATTGGTCAAATACTACTGATCCCGCAGAAGTTACTTTGACATTAAGATACGATTACGCTATCCTACAATTTTAAGGAGAAAAAAATGAGTTTCTTTACACAAATGTTATCGGATGATGCAAAGATATCTTCAAAAAGATTTATTGGATTTGCATCTTTCGTTATGTTAGTTTGTTCTTGGGGAGCAAACACATTTGGTGGATTTGATATTAAAGATCAAATACTTCAATGTTTTATGTACATTACAGTAGTTGGGTTGGGTGTAACAGCAGCCGAGAAATTTGCATCACCTAAACAATAATTTTGACTGGGTATTTTAATTGATACCCAGTAAAGTTTTATAATTGGTTATATTGTATAGGTTACTAAATACTATTCAATAAAAAATACAAAGGAGAAAAAACATGGCAGAAGAAAAACGCCAATTTCCAACAGAGATGGTAAATTTGCCTTCTAAAGGAGCACTTTATTCAAAGGAATCATCTTTGTCGGGTGGAGAAATAGAAGTTAAATATATGACTGCAAAAGAAGAAGATATTTTAACGTCACAAAATTTAATTCGCAAGGGAATAGTAATTGATAAATTATTACAATCATTGGTAGTAGATACATCTATTAATTTAGATGAAATGCTTATTGGTGATAAAAATGCATTAATGGTAGCATCAAGAATATTGGGATATGGAAAAGATTATAACTTTGAACTTAACTGTCCATCATGTGATGAAAAAGTTGAAGATAGTTTTGATTTAACTAAATTGAAAGATAAAAAAATAGACCATTCGATTTTTAAAGATGGTGTTAATGAATTTGACTTTAAGTTACCCGCTACCAAAAGAAAAATTACTTATAAACTTCTTACTCAAAAAGATGAAAGTGATATTGATGAAGAACTCAAGGCTTTGAAAAAAATAGCTGGTAAAACTGATCATACATCTGAAGTTACTACACGATTAAAAAGGGCTATATTATCCGTTGATGGTGAAACAAATAGAGGTAAAATTAATAGTTTTGTAGACAATGAATTTTTATCAAGAGATTCGTTAGCATTCAGAGAACATTTAGTAAAAATTACTCCAGATGTGGATATGAGATACAACTATACTTGTCCATCGTGTGATCACGAAGAGGAGATGACGGTCCCTATGACCGTTCAGTTTTTTTGGCCTTCAACCAGAACATAGACCACTAATACACACCGAAATATTTCAATTATGTTACTACGGAAAGGGTGGATTCACTCATTCCGAAGTATACCTCATGCCGACCTTTCTGCGTCGGTTTTACTTAAAACAATTAGAAAAAACTCATCAAGAAGAACAGGTTGCTTACGATAAAGCATCTGGAAAATCTAAAGGAATATCTACTCCTCCCCGAGTCAGAAAGTAAGTAATCTTATATTTATTAGTGAATGAATCTATTCAATAGTTCTAATTCTAACAATATTATATGGGAGATCACAAATGCCTAAAGATGTACTGACTGAAGGGCTAGTTGGAAAATTTATAACAAAAGTTTTCACTTCAGTTTTAAAAGGAAAACAACGGGCCATATTAAAAATGGTCGCCAATGATCCTGAATTAAAGAAACTAACACAACAAACCCAAGAAAAAACAAAAGAGCTTCACGATTATTTAAGTAAAAAAGAAAAAGAAAGAAAAAAGACTGGTAGATATTTTCCAGATATAGATTATTAAATGATAGAGATAAAATATTATGGCAGATAATACAAAACAGAAAAAGAAAGATTTTACTGATATAAGAGTTCTTGCACAGGATGTTGTTGCACTTGAGGCGAAACACGGAAAAAAGATAAAACTTAATTCTGCTCTATACAAAAAAATGGCCCTTGAGTATAATAAAGTTATAAATCTTAATGTTAAAGCGGGATCGGCCGGGAAGAAGTATTTAGACACTGTGAACCTGACAGCACTTGCAAGTGAATCAGCCGCAAATGCGGCCAGAGAACAAACTGAACATACAATTGAAAATAGTGCAACTATAGGTAAGGCGGTGGATGCACACGCCGAAGTTGCCAAATTGGCAGATGAAGTTGCTTTTTCAATGAAAGAACAGGTACCATATGCTGATGATCTTCTTTCAATGGAAACAGAATTGATAGAAGTAAGGAAAAATTTGGTAAGTGATCAATATGAACAATTAAATCTTGCAAAGCAAATAGATGATGCTGTAGAACAAGGGAATATTGACTTGGCCATTGCTTTAATGCGAAGAGACAATGAACTCAAGATAAGCATAGACGAGGCTAAGATAAGAAAAGGTACATTGAAACTATCACATAAAGAATTGGGATTAGCTTCCTCGAAAAAGGAAGAATTGTTAAGACAGCAGGAAATACAAGAAGGAATGAATGAGTTATTTGGTATTAGCGTTAAAGATCTAGAGAAATACGGAAAGAAGTTTAAAGCTTTTGTAACTAATCCCGCGATGATAGGTATGGGTGTAATTGCTGGTATTGGAGCAGTCTTGAAAAAATTCCTTATTAGTCCAATTCAAGATTCAATGAAACTACAATCAGAACTTGGAATTGGTGCAGGACACGCTTGGGATTTGACTTTAGCTTCAAAGGAAGCAGCCGCTGGTGGATTTATGTATGGTGAAAGTGTAGAAGAATCTTTGCAAAGAGCAAAATCTCTTGTGGAAACATGGGGTGTTTTAAATGATGAAACTCTGAGATCCATTAAAGTCGCAACAGATTTAGAAAGAACTTATGGAGTTTCTACAGATTCAGCCGCAGGGTTAGCACAAATGATGGAAGCAACATCGGATTCATCTAAAGATATTTTAATGAAGGAAATGGCTGGAGATATGCTGAGTATGCAAGAAGCAGGACTTCCAGTTGGTAGTATTATGAATGATATCGCAGGTAATACAGACTTTTTTGCAGGACATATGAAAGATGGTGGAAAGAATATATTTAAAGCAGCAAAATGGGCAAAGAAATTAGGTATGAGTATGTCAACTATTTCTGGAGCAGCAGAATCATTGTTAGATTGGGAAACTTCAATAAATGCTGAAATGGAAGCTAGTGTATTATTAGGACGAAGTGTTAATATGGAAGAAGCTCGGCGATTAATGTTTGAAGGTAAACATGAAGAAGCGATGAAGGCAATTATGGTACAGGTTGGTTCAGAAGCCGACTTTGCAGATATGAATCTAGTTCAACGAGAAGCTTTGGCAGCTGCCGCTGGACTATCACTTACTGATTTAACAAAAATGGTAGCAGCGGAACAAAAATTAGCGAGTATGAGTGTTACAGAACGAAAGGCCCATGAAAAAAGAAATAAATTAACAGGAAGACTTCAAAAGATATTTGGTGGTATAGTTGATATGTTCAGAGAATGGTATGGAAGGTTGATGATACCAATATATGAGACATTTCAAAAAATGTTTGGTGCCGGTTTGAATCTTAGTGGTGAAGTGGATAATACGAAGGGTATTTTAGAAAAAATAAAAGAAAGTGTGGAGCATATAATTGTAGGGGTCATTAAATGGGTAGAAGCTCTTAATTTACCTAAAATTAAAGCGTATGCAAAAACAGTATGGGATGTAGTACTCGGAGTTAAAGCTGTATTAGGGTGGATGTTAGAACATAAAAAAATCATGATCACTATAGCAGCATTATGGGCATTAAATAAAATAGGAATGGTGGGTATAGTCACAGGACCTCTTAAAGCTATGAGTATGGGTTTGGCAGGTATTATTAAACAATTGGCAAGTAAAGGATTTGCCAAATTACAAGGAGCTTTTGGTGGTGATGGCCCAAAGAAAAAAGGACCTAAACCTAAACCTAAACCTAAAGGTAGAAAAGGCGGAAAAGGTGGAATGGGATTTATGGAAAAGGTTGATGGTAAAAAAATGATACAAGGGGCCGCCGCACTATTAATAGCGGCCGCGGCTTTGTGGGTAATTGCAAAAGCCCTTCAAGAATTTAATACTGTTGATTGGCCAAGTTTAGCAAAAGCTGCCTTGGCATTACTAGGAATAACTGTTGTACTTACAGTACTTGGTAAAATGACAGGAAACTTAATAGCTGGAGCGGCTGCAATGGTAATTATGGGTGCGGCTTTATGGGTTTTTGCTAAATCCCTTCAAGAATTTAATACTGTTGATTGGTCAAGTTTACCTAAAGCGGCTTTAGCATTGGTTGTTTTAACCGCCGCGATGTTTGGATTAGGGGCATTAATCTCTACTGGACTTGGAGCAGCTCTGTTTGTATTTGGTGTACTTGGATTTATAGCATTAGGTGGGGCCTTAATTGTACTTGGTGCTGGGTTAATGTCTATCGGTAAAGGTGTAAAAATAGTATCTGAATTAACTGCACCATTAACTTCATTAGTATCAATAGTCGGTAAAATTGGATTATTAGCATTAGGATTTATTGCTTTGGGTGCATCACTTGGAGTATTGGCAATCGGAGCAATGTTATTATATCCTGCATTACCCGCACTCAGGACGTTAAGTTCACTTGGTATTATGCCGGCCGGAGCAACTGTAAATAATAAAACAGAAAGTAATGCAAAACAGAGAACAACTCAAGTAGAAAAAGAAATTAAAAAAACCAATGATAGATTAGATACTCTTATATCAACAATAGAAAAACAGGCTAATCTTGAGGCATTAAAAAAGATATCAAGAAGTGAAATATCAGCAATACAAGGTGCATTTGGAAATAGATAAATGAGTATATTAAAATTAACAGAAAATTTAGAAAACTTTCAATGGACTGATTACGAAGGTATCGGTAATATTAATAATCCACAAACTTTTGATGATGGTAGTGGTAATATTGTTACTGGACAAAAAACATTTGAAAGACCAAACGAATCAGCATTAGTAACTATGCAAAGTGAATTTGCTATACAAAGTGAACCAGAAACAAGAGGTCCATATAGTTTAGCTGATTTTATGGATGGAACTAAACAAGGACGAGGATTTATATATCCTGGAGGGGCACCACTTGGATTTACAATGGATATGGAATCATTAGAGGGTGATGTTGTTTCACAAATAGTAATAGATGGTCAAATTTCACTTACACCATTGTCTTATACGGTGGCAGGTGTAAATTCAGCCTTAGATTATGGTGTTGTTTCAGAGAAAACATTAAATATAACTCCAAAGGCAGAAGGGGCATGGGGATCAATTGCTCTTCCAATATCAACATATATAAGTCAATATTCACCTGATGATCCATTTTGGCCAAATTATTCAGCACCATGGCCAGATCAAATTTTCCACGAATTATCATTTGAAGGAACTAAAGATTATGGTAATTTTGATAGTCCATTTTCTGTTCCATTTAATCATCTATCGTTAAATACAAGTCCATTTCAGATAGAAATAACATTTCCTCCTCCTCCTCTTGGTGATCCGTCTTATATCTTACTTGACGGATGGAGGCTTGGTTCAGTACATATAGGAACTTCTGATAGTGCAGGTGTACTTGGTGGTGGTGTTAATTATTATGGAGATTTAAAATCATTAGCAGGTAGGTCATCAATATATATGGATGATGCTGGTGAATATAGAGTTCCGACAATAGAAGCAACTACAGTTCCACCAGGAATAACAGAACAATATCCGAGTAATATTTTATCTTTTACTGGAACACAAATAACACATAATATTCCACAAATAACACTATCTGGTCCATTTGGTGATGAAAATTATCAAAGTACTTTTACGGATGGAAGTGGTGGAACATGGGAAAATCCAATTGCAGACCCATTATCTAATTATGAAAGTCAATATTCACCTGATGATCTTTGGTGGCCCAATTACGCAGCAGTACATCCAAAAGATAAAATTTTTCATCAATATGAAGGTATAGAAGGAACTAAAACATGGAGTAATTTTCCTGCTCCTTATCAAGTTCCATTTTTACATTTACCACTTGACCAAACTCCATTTTTATATAAATATACAACTCAAGAGTTCAAGGATCAGTTAGATCCTGAGACAGGAAAACTTCTTCCTTCTGGCCCAATTATATATGAGACTGCAGAAGGATGGAAAATGGGTTCAATTCATATTAAAGGCGTATTTTCTTCAAAAGGGCCATACGGAGATGATATTGCTGGCACAACTTGGGAAGATATGACATTTCCTGAAGCCGAAAAAACAAGAAATCCATATCAACATCATTATTTAAATTCACCATTCACACCTATAAATTTACCAGGATTATTTGGACCAAATTTTAATTTACGAGAAAGAGATACTTGGAAAGGTGGTTCAATTCATATAATAGATGGTGATAGTCAAGGTGAACCACATACTTTTTTCCGTACAAGTGCAGACATGAGGTATGATCCATCTGTGGAAGGTACTAAATTTTATACTTCATTTGGTGGTATTGATCCAGAATATGACCCCGCAGGAACTATTTGGGAAGAATATCATTTAGATTCCAATAGTACTTATTTCAATCCACCATTTTTCCATTTATCATTAGATATAGGTCCATATGAAAATATGGCAACAACTGCTGGCGCAACATACAATCCATATTGGATGCATGGATCAATTCATATTCCAAGTGATGTTATAATTGCATCTGCTATTGGTGGTGGGGCTTTACAATTTGCAAATTTAGATGCATTTAATCCACTTGGAACTCCGTTTGAATCTATTTATCAGAATCCAGTTGACATGAAATACACAAGACCGGCATCTTTTGATTTAATATCAGAAAACTTTCAGAGAACATTTAATGTTCAAGGAGCATATCCAGATAATACTTATGCATATTCTATTGTAAATCAACCCGCAGGATTTTCTTATCTTGCACGATATATAATTGATTCTTTTCCAGGTCAAAGTACAGATCTATTTCCGACTTTGTATGAAGATTTCACTTTAAGTGATGAACTTACGGGAGAGGTTGCTGGAACTGCGTTATCGGCTATATTTTATCAATCACATGATGATAATTCTGATTGGCCATATAAGGGGATAGGATTAGGTGATAGGTTTAAAATTCTCCCACAAAGAACAGAGATGAAAGAACCTACAGTATATCATGATTTTATGTTTGGTCGTAATGCACCCGGTGAAGATCCATGGTGGGAAGGTGGTACAGGATGGTGGACACACGGCTGGGGAAATAGAAGTGAAGAAAATCCTCAAGGTGGATTTCATTTTACTTGGACAGAAGAGTTACCAGATATAAATCAACCATATGTAATAAAAGATGTTGGTCAAAGGACTATTGTTGGAAGGGATCACATAGTATTGGCAAGTTTAGCCGCAGCAGACGATATTCAAAGAATTAATCGATGGGCATTATCTCAACCAGGAAAAAATTGGATAAGGAATCAAACTTTCTTACAGGATCTAAATCCAAGACCAGAAACGCGAGATTTTTCTATGTTGGGAATTTGGGGATCAATGGCACCTTTTGTTCATGCACAAAGACATTCTACAACATTTACGGGAGAAGGTGAAGATTCATACGGAAATTATTTTCAAAATTACAGTGCTACAGGTTGGGAAGTGATGTTTTTAGATGCATCAACTATGGAAACTTGGGGATATGGAGATCATGAATATTTTGGTACAATAGGAAAAGATATAACGGATGTCGATAAGAAGTTTGGGGATACCAGTGATGATGAAGAGGCTGGTGGGAGATTGAATTTACATCATTACAGTAGATTAACAAGATTAACAAATAAATTTATTATACCTTTGATAGATCCCGACAAAGAAAAGGAAAAGGCACGGGATAAGTTTAAAAATTATATAGGTGGTATGTCTCGTTTTGGTGGAACTCCAGCCACACCAACACAATATGTATTTAGTCAAAGAGGACCATTTGGTGAAGGAGATAGTTATAAATCTGATTCAACAGATAATATAAAAAAATATACATTAACACCATATAATTTAATTGGCCAGGATGGGACAAAATATGATGCGACACTATCGCCATCACCATATCCAGTTGATTTAGGTAAAGCACGTTCCAATCTCACCAGTCTTTCACTAATGTACGCGGAAATCCATGCTGAACAAGGAAGGAAGGACGATCCCTTATACGATGAAAAAAGAGCAAAACATATAATAAAATTAGAAGCTGCAGGATTCAAATATGAAAAGGATAAAAAGGGTAAGGAAGATCAAGATTTAGTTATTGATGCTTTTACGGAAAAATCTAAACATTGGAGTACTATAATGAATGTTTTAGGTAGTCCAGGATCACATAAGAATTTAGTAACTGTGGGTGATCCATTGAAAGATGGAGAGGATGAGGAAGTAGGAAGTGGATTAGGATTAATTAGAAAAGATCAATTTG